TTGATCACCCCGTTGAAGGTGAAGCGCGGCTCCAGCCCGCCCGTGCCGTAGCCGTCATCCAGCCAGCCGTCATTGTAGATCGCGGCTTCGTAGAACGACCATTTGTCGACCATGCTGGCGTTGATCTGCCGCCCCACGCCGTAGCGGTCGTTCGTCAGCAGATCGTAGAGCACCCACGCCGGGTTGTTGGACCACGCGACCTGAAACGTGCCGTCCCAATCGCCGCTGTAGGTGCGCGCGACGGGATCGTAGTTCGACGGCACCTTGATCAAGAGGCCGTCGATCAGGTAGGCGCGCTGGGGAACGCTCGGGAAGAACTGCGCATCGACCACCATCGCGACGACGGCGGTGTCGTCATACTTCACGTTGGCGTCGACGATCTCGGTGTAGCTGGAGAAGTACTCGTTGATCACCAGCGCCGCGCCCGCGGGCGCATTGATGCGCGTCACGCGGATATCGATGGGCGCGCTGGTCTTGGGCAGTTGGTAGCGCACCGCCCGCTCGTAGGGGCTCATCGTCTTGCCCGAGATCGTGTCGTCGAACGCCCAAATCCACGCGCCGCCGCCGATGGAATATTCGAGCCGATACCATGCGGTGGCGCTGACGATGTCGCCGTTGTCCTGCTGGTAGTAGAGCGCGGGCACGCGGATTTTGGTCCGCACCGCATCGACGCCCGCGGTGAGGCGGCGGACGATGGGGATGTTGTAGACCAGCTCGACGCCGACCGAGATTTCGCTTTCCGCCGCGCTGAAGCCCGGGATCGGGTCCTGATCGGGCAGGCCGATGCGGATGTCGGTCTGCGGCACGTTGAAGTTGGCGCTGCCGTCGGGGTTGAGGATCGGCGTGCCGTCGAGGAACACCGATTGGAAGTCGCCGGTGTGCAAGCCCTTGATCACGCCTTCGCCGATCACTTCCATGATCCGCGCGGTGGTGTCGCTGCGCAGCGTGTTGGGCGACTCGACGGGCGTGTGCTGCGTCGGCTGGCTGCCCTGCACGCCGCCCTTGCCGCCGCCCTTGTTGGCGACAAGGTGCGTGCGGATGCCGGGATGGCGGTTCATACCGCGATGTCCTCGTCGGTGAGCCCGCCGCTGATCACCACCGAGCCGACGAGGTGCGTGCCGTAGACCAGCGGCACCGGCCCGCCCTGCTGCGTGTTGTTGGTCACGCCGTTGAACAGGAACGACGGGCTATCCTCCGGCCGCGCGTTGCCGGTGTAGCCCGCGTCGCCCTTGCCCTGCGACGGCGATTGCGTCAGCAGGCCCGCGACGCCGCCCAGCACGAACGACACGCCGAGCATGGCGATGTTGCCGAACGTGATGCCCATGCCCGCCGAGCCGATGATCGACGTTCCCATCGCCGCGCCGAAGCCGCCCGCGAAGCCGACGGCCGCGCCCGCGGTGACGATGGACGCGCCGATCAGCACCACGCCGAGCACGATCTTGCCGATGCTGCTGTCGCCGCCGCGCGGCTGCGTGGCCGGGACGAGATGCAAGGGCTGGCTGCCCAAGTTCATGCCCAGCAGATCGGGGCCGACGCTGTTGCGGATGTGCGGCGGGCCGACCACGACGCGCCACCAGCCTTGGCGCATCATGTCGCGCAAGCCCGGCCGCAACGTGATCAGCGCCCGCACCGCCTCGGCGGGCGAGACCACGTCAAGGCGGAAGCGGCGGCCGAACGCGAGCCCGGCCGTGCCGTAGAGGTAGACGTCGCGCACCATCGGATCAGGCGTCCCGATGGCGCAGCGCCATCACGGCATGGCGGACCCAGCGCGCGCGCGGGATGCGGCCGCTCAAGCGGGTGAAGTCCACCTCGTAGCGGCCCGCCATGTGGTTCAGCAGCAGATGCGGATCGTCGTCGGCCAGCGCCACGTGCATCGGCGTCGGATAGTTGAAGCGGAACAGGAGCCCGTCGCCCGGCCGCGTCGCCTCAGCCACCGGGATGTCGACGAAGCCCGCCGCGCGGAAGCGCTCGGCGTAGTAGGCGCGGCCCTTGATCCACCATTGCCAGCCGCGCGGCTGATCGACCAGCGCAAGGCCACGCGCGCGGTACCAGTCGCGGGCGAGCGAATAGCAGTCGTGCACGCCATGGCGGAAGGCGCGGCCGATCAGCGGCGCGGGCTCCAGCATGTCGCCGAAGCAAAAGCAATCGCCCAAGGGCCATTGCAGGATCACGAACGGGATGGCGAGCTGCTGCTGGTAGGCCATGTCCGCCTCGCTCGGGCAGCATGGGCCGTCGGGATGGGAATGGAAGAACAGCTCCGACTTCGCCACGCGCACGAGATCGGCGTCGCCGAGCCGCACCGACTCCTCGGGATCGAAGGCGAGGTTGGCCAGCCGCACGTACTGCCCGGCCTCGACGATCCCCACCGCCTCCTGCGGATAGCAGTCCTGCGTGTGCCTGAGCGCCGCTTCGCCGACCGCCGCCGACCATGCCGCGGGGAATGTGGGATTGCCGAACGAGGCGGGCATCAGCGGCTGATAGGGCCGCGACTGGAGCGCCCGGTTCGGCTGCGGCGGCGGTGCGATGGTCATGGGATCACCTGATCTTTCCGACGCCCGGGAAGAAGTAGGCGGGCAGCGGCGCGCCGCCGAAGCGCAATTCGCAGCCGTTCAGCGTGTGCGAGCACACGTCGGCCCCGGGCGCGCTGGTCGGCTGATCGTTGACCGTGAAGAAGGCGCTGCCGGTGTAGGGGCAGTCGGCGCGGCTGTAGTCGAACTGGCCGGTGTCGGGATTGTAGATGCGATAGACGCGGCTGCACACGTCGCGGAGGAGCTGGCGGCGCGGCAACTGCGTGCCTTCCTGATCGAGCCGAGTCGCAAGCTTGAAGGCGATGCCGACCGCGTTGTGGCTGGTCTTTTGCGCCACCACGTAGAGATCGCGCGTGATGTAGGCGTTGGGATCGGGCGAGCTGCCGTCGTCGAGGAAGCGCGTCAGGGTCAGGATGCGGATCAGCTCCGCGCCGACCAGCCCCTTGTAGGTGTCGAGCAGCAGGTTGCCCGCGCCGAAGATGTTGGAGATCGATACGGTGGGCTGCGGCAGCGTGCCGGTGGTGTTCATCTCGAAGCCCGAGGCGTCCATCGGCAGCGCGGCGTATTCCTGCCCGCCCCACACGATGTGATGGTCCGTCGTGTCGGCGCTGGTGAAGTAGTAGATCGGCCCGCCGAGTGGGCCGGTATCGAGCTGCCACAACGTGATCAGCCCTTCGGTGACTTGCTGGCTGGCCATCGTTCCCTACCGCGGCTTGTTGGCGGGCTGCGGGTTGAACGCCAGCGTGAACGTGGCCTGCAGCGTGCCGACCATCTCGCCGGTTTGCCGCGCCCGGTCGGTGATGGTGGACGACCATGCGTCGACGGTGACGAACACCTCGCCGTACTGATCGGGCGGCTGGATGTAGAAGCCGCCGACGGCATTCGTCGCGAGGAAGCTGTCCATCGCGTAGAGCGTGCCGCGATCCTCGAACGGGAAGCTGAGCGACCACGCCTGCCGGATCGGGTTGAGCCCGCGCGTCGCGCGATGGGTGTAGCCGTCGCCCATGTTGGCGATGTCGACGGCGATCTGGATGCTCTTCGCCGCGTTCGGCAATGGGCACCACGTCCAGAGCGGGCTGTTGGCCATGGCTCACCTCACGCCAAAGCGGATCGGCGATAGAGCGTGCCGCCCGGCCGCTGCTCGTTCGCGATCACGTCCTTGATGGCGGCGTGGAGCTTGCGGCCGAGCACCTGCGCCTGCCCCGGATCGTTCGGCTTGGCGTCGCCGCGCGTCATGTCGATGTTGACGGTGAGGCCGCCGTCGCCCCCGCTCTGACTCAACGGCACGATGGTGCCTGCGCTCGCAGGCACGAAGCGCTCGGGGCCGCTCTCGCCGACGGTGTAGTACATGCCCGGCACGACCGCGCCGCCGCCTGCCCGGCCGCCGCCGCTGCCGAGGTTGCCGAAGATCGAGAAGTAATCGAGCGGGCTGATGCCGACCGACGACGGGCCGACGCTCGCGGTCGAACCGCCGACGAGGCCGCCGATGCTCCCGGCAATCCATTTGAACACCTCGGAGGCCGCGGCCTTCAGCGCCATCTGCTCCAGCATGTCGGCGAAGTCGGCGGCGATCTGGCCGAACGTCTTGCTGCTCTGGCCCTGCAGCGCCTGCAGGCCTTCGTCCATTGCGTTGGTGAGGCCGGTGAAGGCCTGCTCGCCCATCGAATAGAGATCGTTCGAGCGCGCGTAGGCGTTGGCGGCGTGCTCGAAGCCCGCGGCCAGCGAGTCCAAGTTGTCGTCGTAGCGCTTGGCCGCGAGGGCCGCCTGCACGGTCGCCTCGCTGCCCTCCTTCATCGCCCGATTGTAGGCGTCCTGCTGCAGCTTGCCGGTCGCGAGCTGCTTGTTCAGATCGAGCTGCACCTTGTCGAGGGCAGCGGTGCCGTCGCCATACTTGCGCTGCGTCTCGATGGCGTTCTGAGTCGACTTCATCAGCTCGTCTTGCGCGGCGCGCGCCTTCTCGGCCCCCGTCACCGCCGCTTCGAGCGCGGCCCGCGCGGCGGGATGGGCGTCGAGCCACTTCGCGTTGATCTTGCCGAGGATGTCGTCGATCTGGCGCTGCGTGTTCACCTGCCGCTGCAGGTCCTCGATGTTGGTGCCGCTGTAGTCGTGGATCGTGCCGTAGGCTTTCTCGGCCGCCTTCTGCAGCGCCTCGTAGCGGCGCGTCTGCGCGTCGAGGTAATCGTCGTCGCTCTTGCCGCCGCCGCCCCCGCCGCCACCGGCTGCTACGGGCGGGGCTGCGGCGCTCATGTAGCGCGCGATCTGCGCCTGCGTCATGCCGCCGAGCGTCTGATCGAATTTGAACAGGTCCGCGCCCGCGCCTTGCATGCTGCCCGGCTGGCCGAGTGCCCCGGGCAGGCCCGGCACGCGCAAGGTCGTCAGGCCGCCGAAGATGCCGTTGAGTTCCTGCGTGACGCCGCCCAGCGCGCGGATTTGCTTGATCGTCTCGGCGATCTGGCGGTTGATGTTTTCGAGCTGAGCGACGAGTAGCGAGTCGCCGAAGCCCTCGGCCATCTGCCGCTGCGTCTCGGCCGCGCTCTCCTTCAGCGTGTCGTACGTCTTGTAAAGGTCGGCAATCTTCTCTTTGGTCTGCTCGGCCTCGCGCTGCTTTTGCTCTTCGAGCGTCGGGATGTACTGCGTGATGTCGATGCCGCTCGTATCGCCGCCCAACACCGCGCCTGCAGCTGCCGCCGCCGGGTTTTGCTGACCCGACGACTGCTGCATCTTGATCGCGGCTTCGGCCTTCGCCGCCTCGCGCAGCGCCGCGGTGAAGCCCCGGATCGCATCGGCGAGGCTCGATAGCGCATCGGCGGTCCAGTCGCCGAACAGCTTCGCCAGCGATACCTTCGCCTGCTCGCCGAGATCGGACCACGCGTCCTTGACCCTGTTCGAGGCCTCGGCGACCTTGGTGATCTGCTCCGTCGCGTCGCCGAAAAACGACTTGTAGCTGTTGGCGAGGAATTCCTTCTGCTGCTGCGATAGCGACCTGTTGAGATCGTCGACGGTGCGGCCGGTGCGCTCGGCCATCTGCTGCATCGCCTGCGCTTCGGTGGTCGAAAGCTTGTACTGTTCCTGCAGCTTGCTGATCGCGTCGGCGTAGTCTTGGATTTCCTTGCCCGCCTTGATCGCCGCCCCGATGCTTGCGACGACGATGGCGAACGCGCCGCCGACCTTGACGATGCTGCCGAGCGCGTTGCCGATGCCTTGGAGCTTGCCGACGAACTGATCGACGCTGGTCGACTGGCCGAGCCCGATGAGCTGCTTGGCGATACCTTCGAGCTTCGCGCCGTGATCGGTAAGCTGCCTGCCCTGCTGGTCGAGCTTGGCGTTCGCCTTGTCCATGCCCGCCGAGAACTCGGCAAAGTCGGCTACGAATTTGACGAGGACGTCGCCGATCAGGGCCATGGTCAGCCTCCCCGCCAGTTGCGCATTTGCCGCTCGACTTCGCTCAGGCCGTCGTCAGGCGGCGATGCGGGCTCGCGGATCACGAGGAAGTCGGCGACTTGCGCGGGCGCGGACTCGGCCGCGCGCAGCATGTTCACCATCTGCGCGCGCAGGAGCGCGTGATGAAGGTCGGCGAGCCTATCGGGCAGCGGCTGGTTGAGAGCATCGAAGCGCCGCCAGTCGTAGACTTCGCGCCACGACATGGTGCGCTCGATCTCGCCGACCGATTTGCCGAGTGCCAGAGCGAGGCGATGAAGGAACGCCCGCTCTGGCGTCAGGGGGAAGGGCTGGCCGCCGCGTGCCCGTTCGCTTTCCCTTCGTCGGCTGGCGCGTCGGGATCGGCGACGCGCATGCCGTTGTGAAGCGCGCAGCGCGCGGCGAGATACAGCAGCCGGTCGGTATGCCGCATCGGCAGCGCCTCGATCTCGGCGACCGAGGCGAAGACGGGCTCCTTGGTATCGGCGTAGCGCAGGCCGAGGACCAGCAGCATCCGGCTGCCCTTGCGCGCGCTTTCCTGATAGGCGTCGATCACGTCGTCGCCTTCGAGCTGCGTCAGATCGACGAACACGACCGGGCGGTCGTCCCAGCGGGCGCGGTCGATCATGCCGCCACCGGCTGCGCGGTCGCGGGCCGCGGCGATACGGCGGGCTTGGCCATGGCGACGAAGCCCACAGGCGGCGTCTTGTAGAAATGAACCTGCCCGTCGACCTGACCGCCGATGGTGTTGGCGACGGCGGCGTTGAGGCCGAGCGTCACGTCGAAGGTGTTCACGATCCCCATGAAGGTGAAGCCGCAGCCGTCGGGCAGGCGGATATCGAACACAGCGTCCTCGCCCGAGCGGTAGTAATCGCGCGCGCGGGCGAGCGCGGTGTCGTCGCAATCGTAGAAGCCCGCGGCCGTCCATGTGGCGATGGCGGGCAGGCCCGCGACGATCCGGTGTGCCACGTCGCACAGCGTCGTGACGTCGATGGTCGTGCCCGCGGGCTGGTTGGCGGTGAAGTTGGAGCGGCAGAGTTCGAGGAACGTCGGCAGGCTGAGCGTGGCCGCGACGGCGATGTCGGCCACCTCGCCGCTGGTGTCGCTGTCCTCCAGCGTGATCTCCAGCGACGATACGGCACTCACCTTGAAGGGCATGCCCTCGATGGTGTTCCACGTCGTGCCGCGCGGCACGACGATGTCGCCGACGGCCGGGGCCGTGCCGGTGCCCGAGATCGTCAGAACGCACGGCTTGGCCTTGGTCGCGGCGGTGATCGCGACCGAGGCGGTGTCGATGTCGTCGCTGATCATGATCACGGAGCCTTGGGACGAGATGCGGGCCATGTTGCCCCTCCCTACTTGGGATAGTCGTTGGCGTGCTTTTCGATCTCGGCGAGCACGGTGCGCCGGAGGATGTCGACGGCCGTCGGGCCGCGGGCCTGCTCGATGGGCCGGAGCCACGACCGGGACGTGATGCCGCCGCGCGACGGCGAGGCCTGCCAAGCGGTCGCCGCCCGAAGCTGACGCGTTTGCCGCTTCGGGCTCTGCGCGATCCGGCCGCTGCGCAGGAATTTCGGGGTTCGCTGCTGATGCCGCGGGCCGGTGCCGAATTCGAGGAAGCGCCACCAATAGGCGACGCCGCTCAAGTCGACGCGCAGGCCGCGGTCGGAGCTGCTGTCCTTGGCGCGCGGGCGATGGCCCTTGAGCCGCATGTGCGCACGGAAGAGCTGCTGGGCGGCGCTGGTGCCCGCGATGCTCTGCGGGTACTGCGTGACGAACGCCTTCAGCGCCTCGTTGTTCTCCTGCGCCTGAACGATCACGCCGATGCCCGAGCGGATGCGGCCGGTCTGCCGGTTGAACGTCGTGTAGGTCGCGCCGCGCATCGGCTTGGCGAAGCCTTCCCACAGCGCCTCGCGCAGCGCCTTGCGGGTGATCTCGCCCTGTATGTCCTTCGAGAGCTGCTTGAGGTTCGCCAGCGCTTCCTTGAGTCCGCTGATCTCGACCTTGACGGGCATCACGGCACCGGCAAGGGCGGCGGCGGCGCGTCGGGGAAGTCCTGCCAGTCGCCGTAGCCGGGCTGTGACGCATCGCGCCGCGTCTGGAAGCGATAGCGGGCGGTGAGCGCGAGCTGCCACCATTCGCCGACCGCCTCGGGATCGACGTCGTGCGGGCCGTCGACCTGCTCGATCAAGAGCCCGCCGTAGCGATAGCCGTGGAACGTCTGGCGGATGTAATCGACCGCCTGATCGAGCGCGGCGGGGCCTGCGCCCGAGCGCGTGAACAGGCCGATCAGGAACGTCCCGGTCTCTTCCACCCATGGCGTCGAGCCCAACGTGACGTCGCTGCGCGTCTCGGGCTGCTGGACGGCCGCGCCCCACGGATCGCTGGCGTCGTTGAGATCGAGCTGCGCGTTCACCGCCTCGTAGTAGGCGATGGCGTCGGCCGGGATGGCGGCCTCCCAGCGCTGCTTGAAGATGTCGAGCGGCGTCATTGCTGGCCACCAAGCAGGGTGATCTTGAAGAGCACCGGCACGCCCGAGATGTTCGAGGTATCCCAGCGCTCGACGGTGTAGCTCGTGCCGTTGCTGACGACGCGGTCGTAGCGGCGCGGCGTGGCGTTGCCGATCACGGTCACGAACTGATCGGCGTCGATCACCATCAGCGCGCCCTGCTGGATCGCGGCCGCCAGCAGCTCCTGCGGGCCGAGCCTGCGGATGAAGGCGCGCAGCGCCGCGGGCGCGAGCGCGCCCTGCGCTTGGTACGTCACGTCGGCGGTGAAAAATTTCAGCGTCGCGCGGATCGCGGGCGCGACGATGCCATCGACGATGTTCGGCATCGGCTTACCCCGCGGGCTTGCCCGCTTGCGCAGGCCTATTCGTCGGGAAGCACTCCGCGCCGAGCGTGGCGCGCCAGTCGATGTAGTCGGTGAGGTTCGCGGCCCACGGCCCGAGCAGCGGATCGGTGGTGCGTACGCCCTTCAGCGTCGCCTCGACGAAGGCATTCGCGCCCGCGAGCTGGACGGAGCCGACATCCATCACGTCGACTTGCGTCACCGCGCCGCCGCCGAAGCCCGATTGCTGCGCCTGCCGCGCCTGCCACAGCGGCGTGATGACGCCCAGCAGCGCGGCGTAGAGATCGGGCGGCACGTCGTCGTAGCCCGCGGTATAGGTGATCCGCGCGCGGCTCGCGAGCAGGCGGCGGTCGAGGCCGCCGCCGCGGTCGCCGCCGAACCATTCGCCGGGCAGGAGGGACGGATCGAGGCCGAGCAGCTTGCCGCTCGCGATGTCCCATTTTACGTCGGCGGTTGAGGCGAGATCGTTGCCGTTCAGGTTCACGGCGGTGATGGCGGTGACGGGATAGACCGTGAGGAACACCGTCGAGCGCGGCCAGTAGGCTATCGCGGGCGGCAGGTTGATGTGGATGCCGTTGATCAGCACCTCGCCCCAATCGTCGACGAACGACGCGGGCGGGCTCACGAGCTTGCGGCTGGTGAACACCTCGAAGCGCGCCCAGATTTCGTCGATGCGGCGTTCGAGCCACGCGTCGTTGCTGGTATCGCTCGCCGGGATATTGAGATCGTCCTTGAGGATCGCGAGGTCGATGGGCGGTGCGGTCATGGGGCCTGCCTCGCGTGCTTGGCGACGAGATCGGCCAGCAGATCGCGCACCAAGGGCTTGATCGAGCCGATGGCGTGGCCCGCCTCGGTCATCGTGCCGTCGGCGTCGAGCGCGAGCGCGAGCGGCTTGCGGATGCGGCCGCCGACCTTGAGCCATGTCGCGTCGCTGCTGCCGGGCTCGACGCCGCGACTCGGCGCGAGCGCATGCCATTCGCCGTGGCAGAACACGCGGTCGCCTTCGCTGTAGTCGGCCTCGGCATTCCAGTTGCCGCGTACGATGGGCAGCGCGACGTGATGGATCGCCTCGACGCATTGCCCGTCGCTCAGGAGACTGCGCACGACCACGGTGCGGTCGCCGTCCATTTCCATCTCGACCGAGGCGACGCCCACAATCAGCGGCAGCCATGCATCGGTCGGCGGCTCGTCGAGCGTATCGCGGCGGGCGCTGAAGAGGCCGTTGCGATGGCGTACGACCAGCCCCGCGGTGTAGAGGCGTTCGGCCTGCCACGGCTGGGGCGGCACGAACGGCGGGACGGGCTTCAGCGCCACCAGCCGCTCGACGTCGGCCCGCAGCAGCGTCAGCTCGTCGCCGACCACGCGGGTAATCAGCTCGATGATCTCGGCGCGCGTCATGCTGCTGTTGCTGTTGCCCGTCGTCGTCATGCGGCCCTCCGAAGCGCCAGCGCCGCGCGCACGCGCAGCACGTCGGCGCTGATCGAGGTCTCGCCCGGCTGATCGCCCTCGGGCGGCTCGGGCGGCGCGGGCTCGTCGCCGGGCTCGGCCGGGCCGGGGCCGGGCGTGGTTGGCGGCAGCGCCCCGGTGCTCGGCTCGTCGATGGGCACGTACTGCATCTGAACGCGCGGCACCTCGCCGCCTTCGATGGGATCGAGGCCTTCCTGTGCGCGCACTTCGTTGATCGATTGCCAGCCGCTGTTCAGCGCCAACTGGTACGCCTGATAGCGCACGTCGATCTCGGTGCGCAGCAGCGCCGAAAGGTCCAGCTCGAACGCGAAGCCCGGGCCGAACTCGAAGGCGGCCTGAAACCGCTCCTCAATGGCCTTGATATGCGCCGACAGACACTGCTGCAGGTACATGCGCGCCAGCATCTCGGTATTGCGGTAGCTGACCCGGCTGGTGTCGCCGAGCATGAACGACGGCACGCTGAACACGCGGCCGACATCCTCGACGCTCCAGCGCAGTTGCTCGATGAGCTGCGCGTCCTGCGCGGTGATCGTCAGCGGCTCCCATTTGAGCCCGCCCGACAGAAGCGCGGTCTTGCCGATGCCTTCGCCGCGGTACGCGCTATCGAAGTCCTGCCGGATGCGCGCCGCCTCGGGATCGGCGATCTTGACGTCGCTGATCAGCATGCCCGACGGCCGCGCGGCGTTGGCGAAGAACTGCTGGCTGTTCTGCAGGATTTTCAAACCGACCGCGCTCGACGCGGCGGCGGCGAAGATTGGCGTGACGCCGACCAGCGGGAAGCCGGGCAGGAGCGGCAGGCGGTGATGGATCATGTCGCGCGCGGGCACGATCTGGCCCGAGTCGATCCCGGCGAGCAAATCTTCGGCGCAGCGGTAGTAGATCGAGCCATCCTCGGCGATCAGCGGCGTCGTGCGATAGGGATTGAGCACGTTCATCGCCGTGATCTCGTCGCGCCGGTTGCGGCGGCAGTACACGTAGGTGTTGCCCTGCATCAGGTACGACTGCACGAACGCGTACATGAAATCGCCGTGAGTCTGGAAATCGTTCGGCCGGTTCATGAGCTGCACGTAGTAGTCGGCGCGCTGCGGCGTCTTGGCGTTGGTCTTGGGATCGACCGCGTAGACGATGGGCGGCAGCTTCGAGATGTCCGAGGCGATGCGGTTGATGCAGGCGTAGACGGCGCTGAAGGCGATCAGCTCCTGCCCGAGCCAGTTGGAATTGAGGTTGCGCTGCCACGCGCCGGGCGGGCCGCGGTCGCCGTTCGATGGCCAGTGCCATAGCGCGCCGCCGGGCGACGGCGCGGTCGCGCGATGGATCGCGGCGAGCACGCGGCCGAGCAGATTGCGGTTCAGCAGGCTCGCCATCACGCGGCCTCGCGCGGCGGGCGGCGGACCATGCAGAGCGCCAGCATGTCGGCGGCTTCCTTGCGGTCCATCTCGATGATGTCGCCGATCCTTACGTACTCGCCGTGATGCCGAAAGCCTGCGGCCACGATCACGGTGACGGTGTCGGCATCCTTGGCCTTGGGGCGCTTGGCCATCGGTTCCCTCCCAAAAAGACGCGGGCGCGACGGCGGGATTGGCGATCCCTGTCACGCCCGCGTTGCAAGTTGGACGGCGGTTGGAAGCCCGCCGCCCCTCTAGCGTGGGACTACGGCGCAGCCGGAGGCGCGAGGCCGGTGATCACGTACACCGCCTGATCGCGCCGCCGCATCCAGTAGATGAACCGCTCGGCCTTGATGCCCAGCAGGTTCTGCTGCCAGAACGACACCAGCGGCGTCGGCGGCGTATCGGGCGCGCTGTCCATCTGCACCGACGCCTCGGCCGAGGTGTCGATGGTGGTCTGCCCATCGTCGGCGAGGAACACTTGGCTCTGCTCGCACAGGATGATCGTTCCGTTCGCGATGTGCGGGCCGGTGACCACCGGGATGCCCATCAGCGTGGGCGTGCTGCCGAGCGTTCCCACTGCGCCGCCCGCCGACATCGACGGGAAGGCGAAGATGTCCTGCGCCGTGCGCATCGTGGCGATCTGCATGGCGGTCGCCGCGTTCATGATCCACACCGGCCGGATCATCGGCAGGTTGTTCGGCGGCTGCGTCATCCACAGCATCGCGGCGGTGAGATCGGCGGTCAGCGCGGCAATCGAGTTGCCGGTCGAGGCCACCGAGTGCGCGCCGTTGGTCAGCGCGCCGGGACGGATGCCGACGGCGGGAGCCACGGCCGGGTCCCACATCTGCGTATCGATGAACTCGGCGATGGCGGCGAGCATATCGTCGCGCACCAGCATCTCGGCCGACGGGTCGGAGAACCGCGCCAGCTCGATGGTGATCACGACGATAACCGCGATCTTGGCCCACGGCAGCGTCACCATGTCGAACGCCAAGCTGCTCACCGGCTTGGACTGGCCTTCGCCCACCCAATTGCCGCTCGACCCGCCCGTCTGACGCGGGATTTTGATGTTGAACGGCACGCGGCGGAAGTCGAGTCGGCCGAAGATCGTCAGCGGACGCAGCAGCTCGATGAACTCCTGCGTCATGATCTGGTAGTTCACCAGCGGCTGCGCCCAGATCGGATCGGTGGTGGTGCCCGGCGCGACGGCGGCGCGCTGGACCCATGAGTCCTCGTTGGTATTGCCGACGCGAACCGCGTGGTTCAGGACGGCGATCACTTCGGGCGTCTCGTTCGCCCAGCGCTTGGCGATCTCCAGCGCCTGCAGGAGGTTGCCCTTCGACAGCGCGCAGGCCGAGACGAAGCGGGTGAAGGCCTGCCCCGGGAACGGCTTGAACGTGCGCGCCGCGATGTCCTGCGCCGGGATCAGCGGATGGTTGGCGGGCCGCGCCGCGGCGGCCTGCGCCGCTTCGGCGGCCTTGAGCCGCACGACTTGCGCGTCGATGTCGGCGACATCGCGCTCGATCTTGTCGAATTCCTTCTGCTCCTCCTCGGTGAAAAGCCGCGGCTCGGCCGCGTCGCCTTCGCCGGTGACGGCCTTGTCGGTCAACGCCCTCATGGCGTCGAGCAAGGCCGTGCGCTGCCGCAGCAGCGCCTTGATCTGCTCGCTGAGGTTCATGGTGATGTCCCCCGGAGTTCGAGGTGTCGGTGGATGTGACGGCGCTGCTCGTGCGCGGCGCGGGCATCGGCCAGCGGGCCAGCGGCGAACAGACGACGCGCCGCAGCGGCATCGAGGCCGTGCGACTTAGCGACGGCGAGCGCCTGCGGGTTCGCAGGCACGGGCACGACGCTCAATTCGAGAAGCTCCTGAGACGTGAACTCGTAGCCGGTCCAGTTACCGTGATCGTCTACAAGCGAATTGATCTTGCCGGTCGGGACGAAGCCCACCGACACCGCGCGCATGTAGCCCTGCTGCAGCAGGCCCCACACGACATTCGCGGTGACGTTGTCGGGGTTGGTGTCGAACTCGACATCGGCCATGAGCTGCGTGCCCTCGACGCCGATGGCGGGCACGCCGCCGATGGCGGGCTCGCGGCTGTTGTGGCCGAACAGCAGCACCGGGTTCTTCCGGAAATTCTCGAGCTGCCAGCCCGCGGCGCGAATGATGTCGCCGTAACGGTCGACCGACTCGTCGGACGCGACGAACCGCATGCTGCGCTTGCCGTTCTCCTCGACGGCGCGCACGAACTGCCCGGCCTTGTAGAGCCGCTCGCCGGGCTTGGGCATCGGCCGCGCGGTCATCGCGGCACCCGACGGTCGCCGTGAACCGTTCGCGCCTTGACGGGCACGCGGTTCTTCGCGGCCTGCGCCGCCTTCGACTTCACGGTGCGCGTCTTGTAGTCGGCCGAGCGCACGTCGGAAGCCAAGCCCAGCCGGGTCGTCGGCCGGGGCCGGTTGATTTTGGTGGTCATGATGGCAAGACTCCCTGCGAGTTCTGATGGGAGGCGTTGATGATGACGTTCGTTGGCTGCCCGCCTGACGCGTGGGGCTTCATCCCGGGCTATCTCGACGAGGCCGATCCGCGGCCCGCGCGCGCGCAATTCGACGAGCGCTATCCGGGCGGCTGGAGCCCCGCCCCAACCGCGCTCAAGTTCGAGCGCAAGCAGATGGTGCTGACCTATCCCGGCGATCCGCCGTTCGCCGCGCGCGGCGCGCTGCAGTTTCGCGGCGAGCTGCTGATCCTGTTCGAGTCCGACTTCGTGGTGATCCTGCAATCCGACGGCACGTGGCAGTGCGCGCGGATGGATTAGCCTTCGACGTAGAGGCGGGCGCGAACGGCACAGTCCTTGGCTTCGAGGAGCTTGCGCAGCGCCGTGGTGCGCTCGGCGTTGCGCGGCAGCGTTTGCACGATGTGGTCGGCCAGCTCGCCGAACGGCGCGGACACCTCGCGCAGATGCTCGGGCAGATGATCGTAGGCGAAGAATTGCAGCAGCGACTCCGTACGTGCCTCAACCATGCGTGCCCTCGCTAGATGATGTGGATGTTGGGCGTGCCGCGCGTCGTCACCGCCTGCCAGCGCCCGATGGCCATGATCAGCGCCGTCATGCCGTCGATGCGGCCGATGGATTTCGCCTTGTGCGGCATCTCGTTCAGGTTCTTGTCGCGCTGCACCTTGAGGCTCGACGCCATCGCGGTGAGCACCGGGTTGTTGCCGTGGTCGAGCTTCCGGTCGGCCAGCAGCGCCTGAAGCTCCTTCGTCGGCGCGGTATAGCTGCGCAGCCCTTGGATGAACTCGAACGCCTGCACGCCGTGCTCGATCAATTCGACGCCGAGCTGCGTGGCGTTCCACGGATCGTAGTTGATGCCCTCGATCTGGTAGCGCTCGCTGTCGGCGACGATGGCGCGCCTGATCTCGGCATGGTCGATCACGTTGCCGGGCGTCGCCTCGATCCAGCCCTCGTCGACCCAGCGCCGGTAGGGCATGCGGTCGCGGTCGGCGCGCTCCTCGATGGTGTCGGCGGGCATCCAGAACCGGGCGGCGATGCGCAGGACGCCGTCGCCGTCGGGCTCGAACAGCTTCACGAACGCGCTGATGTCGATCTTGGACGAGAGATCGAGGCCGCCGTAGCAGCGCCGCGGCGGATCGAGCTTGTCGGGATCGAACCGCCCGCGGCTGTTCCTCGCCCATGTCGCCATGTCGATGGCGCGCTCGCTATCCGACGTTCGTACGTTGAGGCGCAGGCGCTTGAAGGCGACCAGCGCGCTCGGTGACTTGGCCGCCTTCTTCGCCTGCCGTTCGAGATCGTCGAGCTTGACCGAGATGCCGAGGTTGGGATTGGCCTTGGCCCACGCCTTGGGATCGTCCCAGCGGTCGTCCTTGTCGATCGTGGTGATGAAGGCGAATACGTTGTCGTCGTCGATCACGCCCTCCAGCACCTGCTGGGCGTAGAGGTTCTCGTGCGCATACACCGACTCCGGCGAGTCGTCGCCCGCCGTGGTGATGATCCACAACAGCGGCTGGCGGCGCGCGCCCATCGCGGTATCGAGCACGTCGAGGAGCGCGCGCGTGCGATGGCGATGCAATTCGTCGATCAGGATGCCGTGCGGGTTGAGGCCGTCGAGCGTCCGTTCGTCGCTCGATAGCGGCTCGAATTTCGATCCGGTCCTGTCGACCGACAGGTTCAGCTTGAAGCGGGCGACCGCGCGCTGCAGCTCGGGCGAGCTGGCCACCATGCGCTTGGCCTCGTCGAAGATGATGCGCGCCTGATCGCGCTTGGTCGCCGCGGCGTAGACTTCGCCGCCCGCCTCGCCGTCGCAGATCAGCAGATCGAGGCCGATGCCGGCGAGCATCGTCGATTTGCCGTTCTTGCGCGGCACCTCCTCGTAGACGTAGCGGAAGCGGCGCGTGCCGTCCTTGCGTTTCCAGCCGAACACCGAGCCGATGCAGAATTTCTGCCAGCCCGACCATTCGACCGGCCTGCGCGACCACTCGCCCTTGGAATGGCGCAGGAAGCGCGGGCCGAAGGCGAGCCGATGCTGTGCCGCGGCCGGGTTCCACACCAGCCCGCGCTTTGCGCCGCGCTTCAGATCATCGAGGTGCCGCTTGCAGGCCAGCCGGACGTAGCGGCAGGCCGCCACCTCGCGGGCCATGACCGCCCGCGCCCATGCCGTCGCCTCATCGGCCGAACTGGCGCTGTTTTGCGGCCGCGCCATCGGATTCCTCCCCGATAAAGCACTTTCGTTGCTGGCTCCGCTGTTGGCTGCCGGGCGCGTTGGAGCGAACACAAGCGGCTGGGCGGCCAATTCCGGCCCGCCGAACAGGAGTGATCATGACGACCGATATCAAGACCAAGACCAAGACCAAGACCGCGCCGAAGTCCCCGGCCAAGCGCAAGGCCAAGGCGAAGACCAACGGCAAGCCGAAGGCGGCGCGCACCGACTCGAAGCAGGCCCGGTTCATCGCCGCGCTGCGCACCGCCCGCGGCATGAGCATCGAGGAGGCCGCAAAGGAATTCGGATGGCAGGCCCATACGGTGCGCGGCGCGGTGGCCGGTGCCCTGAAGCGCAAGCTCAAGCTGAAGGTCGAGGCCGAGCGCGACGAGAAGCGGGGCACGGTGTACCGCATCAGCGCCTGACCGGCTCCGACTCGACAATAACCCTCAAGCCCGACCGGCAGCCCGCTGGCGGGCTTGAGCCAGTGCAGGCACCATGGCGGTGCCGATTTTAGGAGTCGACAATGGCAAGTATGACGAACGACGACGATGTTGAGATCAGATATGGCGGCCATGTCCGTAGGGTCAGCCGCGCGGTCGCGAACCGCATGAAGCTCGAACGCCACGTGATCTCGGCGTTCGTGAGATCGGCGCTCGCGGGCGGTTACCTGATCACGATCAACAATGGCGAGGACTGCCCGGTTAAGCGCTCGACCAGCTACCGCGCGATCATGCGCAACATCATGCAGACCGACGAGGAGCACCTGATCGTGCGCAACGCCGCGGGTGAGCGCGTCGGCTGGGTATTCCTCGTTTACGGCAATGACGGCTGGGACGTGATCTCCGACTATTCGACCGCGCTCGAACCGCTGATGGCCCCGGTCCATGTGGTCACCGACCAACTCGCAGCGATCCATAGGAGCAACTGACAATGACGACGACGACGAAGACCGAGCTGCCGCACCTCGACGAGAACGATCTGCGGTCGCTCTTCAACTTGGCCCACAGCAAGGCCATCGACTACATCCACGAGGCCGATCAGGACATCGCGTGGCTGGCCGCGGCCCCGGGGCGGATGTCGCGCCACGCGATGCTGCGCGGCCATCGCGATACGTGGTCCGACCGCGAGGAGCGCGGCCAGCGCGAGCTGGCGAACGCGAAGGACCGCCGCGCCAAGTACATCGCGCTGGTCGAGAAGCTCGAAGCCGTGTTCGCGGCCGAGTTCGACGCCGGGATCGCCGACTTCGCCGCGGCGATGCGCGAGCGCTGGGCCGCCGCCAAGCGGGCCGACCGCAAGGGAGGCAAGCAATGAAGTGGCTAGTGGGCGGCATCCTCGCCCTGCTCGTCGTCGCATTCGTCGGCGTGTCCTTTGCGCCCGCGCCCGCTTCCGAGGATTGCATCGGCGGCCTGCACGACAGACTCACCGGGATGTATGCCGAGCGGACGAACGGCCGCGAGAAGCTGCTGCAGATTTGGGGCGACAAGTCGAGCGCGATGCTCAAGGTGCGGCCCGGCGAAAATCTCGTGCTCGGCTGCACGGCGCAGGCCTTGACCAGCGCGAACCGCCGCATCGATCTGGAGTACGGCGTCTATATCGCGCGCGGGGAGCGCTTCACGTTCTACCGCGTAAAGGCCGCCGACTGATTTCATGAGACGATGACAAAGGGCGGTCCCTCGCGGGGCCGCCCTTTTTTTGTGCCTGCAATTCACTGCAGCCGGTCGGGCTTGTCGTCGAGATAGGCGTCGAGTCCGCTCCTGCGGCCCGCACGAGTCCCGCCGATATAGCGCCCGCCGACTGGCTCGGGCAGCGTGCCGAGGCTCATGCGCGCCGACGGGCTGAACCCCATCTCGGCCCCGGCCCGCATCATGATCAGCGCCTGCCGGTTGACGATGGGCAGGAACGGGTTCTGGATCACGTTGCCATCGCGCGTCTTCACCACCTGCCCGCGGCGGCGCACCTCCTGAACCGCGCGCGCATGCTCGACCGCAGCGACGCACCACACCACCAACACCTCGCGGTCGGTCCCGGTGAGCAGCCCGGGCGGCGCGTTTTCCAGCGCGTAGTCCCATTGCGCGCGCTGCAGCTCGTCGAACCAGTCGGGCGGTGCCCACAGTACGCCGACGCCTTCAGGCACGTCCGTTGGCAGCGCGTGGTCGCGCGGATTGCCGTGCAGCTCCTTCACCATCAGCGGCTGTACCTTCGGTCCGCGCTTGCCCATGGTCCCTCCGCTCGAACAGCGCGCCGTCGCGCTCGCGCCGCGCCTGCTCGCCGGTGAAGTCCTCCCAGCGCTCGACCGCGACGTCGACATAGGCCGGGTTGAGCTCAAGGCCGAAGCAGCGGCGGCCCGACTGCTCGGCCGCGATCAGCGACGTGCCCGAGCCCATGAACGGCTCGTAGACCGACTCGCCTGCGCGGCTGTTGTTCAGCATCGGCCGCAGCATCGCCTCGACCGGCTTCTGCGTGCTGTGCGATGTCCGCTTGTCGTCGACATCGCCCTGCGTGCGATGGACGTTCGGGATCTGCCACAGCGTCGATTGCTTGCGGTCGCCCTGCCAGTGGCCGGTCGCGCCCTTGCGCACCGCGTACCAGCAAGGCTCGTGCTGGTGATGGTAGTGGCCGCGGCCGATCACCAGCGAGGACTTCGCCCAGATCAGCAGCGCGCGCAGCTCGAAGTCTTGGCTGCGCAGGGACTCGGCCACGAAGTCAGAGCGCGTCGAGGCGTGCCATACGTAGGCGACATCGCCTGCAAACAGCGCCCATGCCTCGCGCCAGTCAGCGCGGCCGTCGTTCTCGACGCGACCCTCGGCCCGCACGTGATGCGGCTTGTTCACACCGGCCTCCAGCCGCCAGCTCGCGTCGTAGTCCACGCCATAGGGCGGATCGGTCACCATGAGATGCGGGCGGTTGCCGTCGAGCAGCGCCGCCACCTGTCCGCCGCTGGTGCTGTCGCCGCACAGCAGGCGATGCTTGCCGAGCAGCCAGATGTCGCCTGCCTGCGTGAACGGGTTGGCGGGCGGCTCGGGCACCGCATCGGGATCGGTGCGCCCGGCCTTCAGATCGGCGCGCGCGAACAGCTCGTCCAGCTCGCTCGCCTCGAAGCCCGTCAGCCCGAGATCGAAGCCCGCCTCGCGCAGCTCGCCCAGCTCCAGCGTCAGCAGCTCCTCGTCCCATGACGCGTTCAGCGTCAGCTTGTTGTCGGCGATGACGTAGGCGCGCTTCTGTTCGCTCGACCAGCCGCGCGCGACCAGCACCGGCACCTCGGCGAGCCCGAGCTGTTCGGCCGCCAAGCACCGCGCATGACCGGCGATGATCTCGCCGCCTTCGTCGATCAGAACCGGCATCGTCCAGCCCCACTCCCGGATCGACGCCGCCACCTGCGCCACCTGCTCGGGCGAGTGCTTCCGCGCATTGCGTGCGAAAGGCTTGAGCGCGCCCAATAGCCGCCGCTCGGGCGCGTCGGCGGGCCACGGCTGGGTCATTCATGCCTCCTCGGCCCGAACGCGCCACACGGGCAAATTTCCGGGGCTGCCGCGCGAATTTTCCGGCCCCTCCCGGTTGAAAACTCGCCGGGAGGCCTCCGGGCC